CGGCGTCGGACGACGTAGCCGGCCTGTTCCAGTTCCCGCATCATGGTTTGGATGGCTTGGCGGCCGTCGGGCCCGATGGTGGCTAGGTGGCTGGTGGTGGTGCGCCAATGGTCGGGTTTGGACAGGATGTAGACCAGCAGGCCTTTGGCTCGGAACGAGATCCGGCCGTCGTTCAAGATTTGGTTCGGCACCACGGTGAAGTTGGTGGTGATCCGGGGCTGGCGGTGGATCATGTTAACCCTTTGCGCACAGCGTCGACGCGTTCCTGAAAATCGCTATGACCTTCGTTCCATGTCTCGTTGTTAATCACGTCTTGATGAATCTTGCTTAACCATTTGAAGTAACTCCGCATACCCCGCAATTCCTTTCTGGAATTCTTCGCCCAGAAAATTTGAAGTGTTTCCACGGCGGTCACAAGATGAATGAAACTGCGTCTTTCAAAGATTTCTTCCGCAGCTTCTTCCAATAGTTCAGTTAGTTCAGGCGCTATTTCTCGAGCGTCCAAAAGGCGGACGATGATGTCAGATTTTTTGTCGTCGTTCATGCGTCGCGCTTTTCGCCTGCGTCGGTCAGTTCGTACCCGCTGATGACGGTGGAATTGAACGTCAGCCAATAGGCCACGTCGTCTTGGAATGAGAACGCCATGACGGTGACGGTGATGCTTTCGCCGTTGTAGCGCCATGTCATCCGTCGAGGGGCTGGCAGGACGTACCACGTCCGGTCTTGGTGGCGGGCCATCACAGGTCACCGTTGAAGTCGCGGCGGTACTGGTAGCGGAGATCGGCCAGTTGACGGCGCAACGCCCGGTTTTCCTCGGCCACAGCCTCGGTGTATTCCAGCAGTTCGCGGATCCGGTCGCCGCGCATGATGAGCTCGGCCCGCAGGACGACCATTTCGCCTTGCAGGTCTTTGACTTCGGCGGCGGCCTTGTCGACGGACTCGGATGCTTTCATGATCTCGAGATGAAGTTGCCGTATCACGGCGTCGCTCGGTTCGGTCATTTCTGGGTTCCTTTCATTAGTCGGGATTTGATGAATGCCATGTCGGTGGGGCGCCAAACGTAGGTTTCGGCACCGCCAAGTTCCAAGACGTCCAGCCAGTTGCGTTGCGCTTCGGAGACGCGGCCGACGGCGCTTTTCAGTTCGGCAAAGATGACGCCGCGGGTCGGGTGGGCCAACACTAGGTCAGGGAATCCGACGTGGCCTTGGGTGGGTGTCCGCCACCGGCCAGCGGCGTTTTGGGCTGGCAGTTGGTGGTTCACTTTCCAGCCGGTCATTGTCGCCAACTCGACGACGGCCTGTTGGAATGCTCGTTCGCTGATCTTGAACGCGTAGCCGGGATCGGTCATGGCAGGGTTTCCATGGGTTGCAGTTGGTTGGCTGGTAGGACGTAGCAGTCTTGCGCGCGGCGGTATTCGGCGTGGTCGACAACGTACCCAAGGGACGCCCAGCCGATCAGTTCCACGGCGTTATACGCAACCACAATGGCTTTGATGTAGACCTGCGACGGGGGTCGCATGTCCTCGGTTGTTCCTCGTATCCACAAATCTTTGATGCCGCTCGACGTTTTGACTTCGTACGGGTCAACGTCTCGGATGTTTGGGTCGTAGTGGCCGCCCATACGACCTGTCCACGGCAGGCCTGTCCATTCTGCGACGGCGGCTTCACCCAGAACGCCGATCATTTCGATTTGTTGCATTTGGTTTGCCGACATTGGGGTGCGGTTGTGGTTCTGGCGGCGTTGTTTTATGGCATTGTCGCGTCGGCGGATCGCTTCGCCGCGAACGTCGATCATTTGGGCGTCGGACAGGCGGACGATGACAGGGCTAGAAGGCGTCATTTTCGGGTGCCTGTCGCAATTTGTCGATCTCGACGGACGCTTGCCGTTTCGTCAGGGCTGTGGGGTCGCCGGGGTAGCGAAGCGCCCGCAACATTTTCACCTGCGCTGGGGTGGCGGCGGCATCACCGTTGCCGGTCGGGGCAAGCTGGCTACCCATCCGTTCCACTTTCTGCATTTCTTCACGGCTGGGGCGCTTCCCCGCGGCGTAAATCCAGTTGGCCAATGCTCGGCCAATGGCGCTCGTTTCGGCGTTCTCGACGTGACTGGTGGCATTGACGCCTCGGTCTGATCGTTCCTCGTAGGCATGGCCGACAGCGACGGGCAGGGCGTCGCCATGGTTGCGGTACACGGCGGCATGGAACAGCACCGCATGATCGTCCATGCGGACAATTTCGGTATGAATTCGGCCGTCAGAATGCGCCGCCCAGAACAGGGCCAGCCGTTCCTCGACGGTCGCATAGGTGGACAAATCAAAAGGCATAGTCGGATACCTTCACTTTCTGTTGAATTATTTGCTGTTTAGCACACGCCTGTTGCGGTAAATGTGGATTCTCTGCCGTTCGGACATGCCGCCCCAGATCCCGGCCAGTCCGCGGGGGCCGAACGTCATCGCGTAGTCGAGGCAGAGTTGTTGGACGGGGCAACTGTGGCAGATCCGTTTGGCAATGTTGCCGTCGCTGACTCGACCGGGCGGTGGGAACCACAGTTCCAACGGATGCCCGATGCAGGCGCCTTGATCCATCCAGTCGGGTCGGCCGTCTAGCACGGCAACGACCACGGTTTCCATCCGCATTTGCCTTCGGTTTCGCGGGATTCCCACAGGCGGTACGCGAAATGCAGGTTTTTCCACGGGTCGGACATGGCGATTTCGTACGGTTCGCCAAAGATCTCTTCGACCCATTCCCGGTGGATCTGGTTGATTTGAGTCAGGCCGACGTCCCAGTTATGGGTGCCCGGGCCGCCGTAGACGAGGGGCTGACACCGGGATTCTTTCCACAAGATCGTCCCCAACTTGTGTAAAACCTGCGGATCGGCGGGCCAGCCAGCCGAAACGGCTAGTTCCATCCATTCGACGCATTTGGTGTCGGCCGGCAGGGCGTCGAGCGCGTCCCAAACGGCTAGGTCGGCCTGCATCACGTCGTGGGCGGTCGTCGGCGCCGCAGTGGTCGTGGTCGTCGAGGGTGCCGTTGGCGGTGCGCTGGGGGTCGGCAACGCCAACGGCGCTGTCACCGTAGTGACCGTAACGGGCACCGTGGGTGAGGGTTCGGGGGTGTCGGTTCGGCCGGTGCCGAACACGATGAGCAGGGTGCCGTACACGGCAACGCATAGGGCAAGGAATCGTTTGAGGGTCATTGCGGGGTCTCCTGTTGTCGGGGCCAGGGGGCCGGTGCAGTCGGTCTACCGAGGGTGGTAGCCGGGGTCAAGCACCGAACAGTTTGGCCCAAGTTTGGGGCCCGACGATCCCGTCCGCGGTCAGGCCGTTGGCGGCCTGCCATTGCTTCACTTTGGTGTCCGTTTGGGGGCCGAACTTGCCGTCGACGGGACTAATTCCGAGGGCGGTTTGGACGGCTTTGACGGATTGGCCCGTAGAACCCTGTTTGACGGGTTTTCCGGGGTATTTGGGTGCTGTGGGTGCGGAGGGGGTCGCCGGGGCGTTTGTAGCGCCTCCTAGGCGGGTCTGGATGGGGGTGGCGTCATGCCAACGGTCGGGATGGGTTTCGACGTGGATCCATGCGTCGCCTTCGCCGGGTGACCGGTTGACCCAGCCTTTCCCGGCTTCCCAGTATTGCTGGCGCCGGTAGTGGTGGATTCGCTGGATTCCGAGGGTCTGGTAGTTGGCGATCAGCCAAGGGATGATTTCGCCTTCGACGCGGATCTGGTCGTTGTAGCCGAGATCGACGGCGGCGCCGTACGCATGGGTTGACCATGCGGTGCCGCCGCGGATCGGACGTTTGTTGTAGATCCCGAGGTTTGTCATGCCCCACGTCGTTTTCGCGTAGCCCGCTAGGGCGGTCAGGTTGGGACTTGCCCCGGTGAACGGGGTTGCGTCAGGGCTGGTGTAAGCGCGTTGGTACGAAACGAATTCAGGCATCGGGGTCGCCTTTGGTTTCTTTGTCTTTGAGGCCGTTTCCGGCCAGCAGGCCGCCTAGGGCGCCGACGAGGGTCATGACCAGCGGGTTGAGGATCGCCCATGCGGATTCGTCGTTGGGGGACACTTCGAGGGGCTGGACGACGAACAGCAGGCCGTAGAGCAGGGATCCGACGGACAGCATGAATGTCAGGGCTAGGCAGACGCCGATAATGAGGATTAGGCGGGCCTTGATTTCGGAGTTGCTGTATCGCTTCATGGGGCGTCGGGGCATCGTTGGGCCTCTGGTGCAGTTTCGCAGGAATGGCGCACCCTGTCAGCGCATCCGCCGAGCAGGATCAGGGCGACGAGGGCGACGCGGATCATGCCGGGGCGTCGGGAAAGTCGGCGGTCGGGCCGGGTGTCCACGTCGACGGAAAGTCACGGAGGTTCTGCCGATAGATGGCCCACGTTGTTTTGTCGACCGGAGCGTCCGGTAGTTGTGTCCAGTCGGACGCGGCCAGTAGCCGGTCACGGATGGATCGCATGATGCCGGTTTGTTGTTCGGGTGTCAGGTCAGGCCCAAGGCTCGGTTCGTTGATAGGCCAAGTCGTCATTATGCCGTCCTTAGAAGTGCCACAAAAAAGTCCTGTCGATTCAGATTCGTGTTGCCACCCGTCGTTTGATAAACGGCATGGGTCACATAGTCTGTCGTTCCGTTGAGATAAACGATGTTTTGAGCCACGACACCGGGATAATCGCCGCCTAAAATTGTTCCCTCGGCAATGTAGGTGACTCCGTTCTTGAAGATGAATTCAGAGAATCGTGCCGCAGCGCCGACGCGGTTCCAAACTGAGAAGGCGGAACAAAGGTAATAGCCAGCGATTGTCGGCGTTATTCGGGCGGTGTTGGTCGTCGTGCTATGCCAGTTCGACACATCTAATACTTCGGTTCCCGCGCCAAACGTGACGTCAGTAATTACGCCGTTAGCAATTAGTTGAGCGTTTGTGCCGCTCAAAAAAGTAACGTTGTTGAACTGGTTCAATTCGGCGGCCGTCAGCACCGACCCGCTTGTAAATGTTCCTATCAGTGCCATTAGTTAGCCCAGCCTGTCTAAGTTCAGTTGATCGGTGTCAAGAATGAAAGCATGGTTGTCGGCCCAGTTGCCAAGGGACAGCGTAACCACCGTGTCGGCCGGGGTCACGGAGATCCGACGACCCTTGATGACGCAATAGGCGGTCTGGGACGCGGCGCCCGAGCCCGTCCAGGTGATTTTGGCGCGTTGCCAGAAACCTTTCTCTACGTCGAGCAGGTGTCGCCATTTGCTAACGGCCGCGTCGGATGCCAGCCGTTTGACAAGGCTGGACGACAATGACAGGGACACAGGGTTAAATCGGATGTTGCCGTAACGGTTCACCAGTTTGGTTGCCATCCGGTTTGTTTCCGTTTGGTTTGTAATGAATGTGTCGTTGTAAACAACGGTTCGGTTGCCGTAGGTGTCAATGGTCGATGCGTTAGTTGTTGTTTGGGTTGCACCGGCAAAATTGCCTTTAATTGTTGCAGTCGTAATCAGGTCGTCGTTGTTGAACGCCTGTTGAAAATCGGTGTCGTCGAACGGCAGTTTTGACCCCGACAATGATCCAACAGCATCGAATTCAAAATCTGTTCGATTGGTGGTGTTTCGCACGTTGTCTTGTCCAAGGCTTGTGTATGAATAAACGCACAGTGGCCCTAACGGCAAGGGATAGTTGACGTAAGTAATTGTGGTGGCCCAAAAAACGTCGTTCATGGCTGGCACCAAATTTGTTTGGATGGTGTTTGCAACAGTTGTTTGCCCGGAACTGGGGTAGGTCACAAGATCAGTATTCGTTGCACCTGCGTATTCATAATTCAGAATGAAACCCCAATCGGGTTGTCCCATCCTCAACAAAAACTGGTTTTCCAGACTGCCCAACAGGGCTACGTCGTAGTCGACGGTTCCAGACGAATAAGGGTAATTGGTTGAACGGCCAGCTAACGCCAAAACGCTTTTGGCCGTAATCGTTACCGTTGAATAAACACCGTCGTCGACCAAATCGAACGCGGCTACAAATCCGTGGAACACCTGATGGGTTTGGTCGGCACCACCTGTGTTTGTCAAACAGGCAACGAATACGCCCTGGGCGAACCAGTCAGTTGTGCCGTAGGTGCCGCCGCCACCAGGTGTTAACGCACCATCTTTATTCAGCAGTGTGATGATGCATTGTCCGTAACCAGTGACGTTCACATCCACTTGCTGGTCGATTTGCATTCCCATAACGCGACTAGTGAAATCGGTGGGCGTTTGAACGCCACCAATTTTTACCGTCCATGATGTGTTGATAGCCATGGTTATCGCTGAATGCTGGTCGTGGTGGCCAATGGCACTGATCCGTTGTCCCTCGACCAGCGTTGCATGGCCCGCACCACATCGTCACCAGACGACCCGGCAGGCATGTTGATCGTCACGTTCGTAGCCGACTGGCCGCTAATCGTCGAGTTCGTCCCAAACGTCCCGATGCCCGGAATGTACGTTTGGCCGGGCGCCAACGCCATGTTTGCCTGATCCTGCATCAAGGCCGGGTTCTGCAATAGTTTCGTCGCGTATTCCAACTGGCCGGCCTTGACGTTGAACAGGATCGCGTTCGCTTCGGCACCCGTAATTTCCTTGGCGGCCAACATGGTCGCCACCAGATCACCAATCGCCCGCTGGGCGTCCCGGACAGCCTTGTCGATCTGGTCGGCGT